CACGAATTAATGCACGCAATATTTTATGTGCGAGGGTTAGAAGATAAAAAAGAAGAAGATATTGTAAATGGTATGGCAACACACTACACGGAGATAGAAAAGAACAATCCAGACTACATGAGGTGGAAACTTCAAAACTTAAATTAAACTGTATTACAGGGTTCACTCTTACAAGAGGTTAAAATGGCAAGAAAAATAAAATTTCATATTACCCAAGAAAGGTTACTTGAAGCACTAAGCAAAGGTCTAACTATTGAAGACTCGTGTGAATATGCTGGGATCGTAAAGCAAACTTACTACAATTGGTTGAATAAAGACCCAGAAACCATCAAAAATTTAGATGAAAGAAAAAAATTTGTAGACTTTTTAGACAATATAAAAAAGGCTCAGTCAGAGTGTCAGATGTATTGTTTGGATTTTATTATGAAAGATAAATCTTGGCAATCAAAGGCTTGGCTATTAGAGAGAAGATTCCCTGACAGATGGGCTAAAAAAGATATGACAATCAATGAAAATAATGAAAAGGTAATTAACTTCACATATGGCTAAGTATAGAGGACGAGAAGTAAAACTAAACAAACCTAGTCGTGGTGATGTTAAGAAGTTTAAGGTATTTGTAAGAGATAAAAAGACTGGGAATGTAAAGAAGATAAATTTTGGTCAAAAAGGTATGAGTATCGGTAGAAACGATCCAGCAAGAAGAAGGTCATTTAATGCTAGAATGGGTGCTGTTTTGGATAAAGTCAAAGGACAAAAGACTTTATCTCCAGCTTACTGGAGCTTACAGGCATGGAAAAAAGGCTTCAAACTGTGAGTGATACTTCAAAGATTATGCAATGGCTTAATCAAAAGGTAAACGAATTGAAGCCAGAGGAGCAAAAAGAATATTATCTAAACAGTCAATATGCTGGTCGTAAGGTTACAATACAAGTTAAAATAGATGCCATTAACAGCAACACAAAAGCAAGTAGTCCAAAGTAAAGCAAGAAATAGAGTTTTAGTTACAGGGCGAAGGTTTGGAAAGACTTATTTAGCAATAGGTGAGTTGCTAAAATATGCTTGCCAAGAGCCAAAACAAAAGGTCTGGTATGTTGCACCGACTTACAGACAGGCAAGACAAATTTGCTGGGCTAAGCTTAAAGAAGTTGCAGTAGCTAATAATTTGATAAGTTACATCAACGAAACAGATTTAACGATTAGATTACATAACAATTCTGAAATCTCACTTAGAGGTGCAGATAGATCATCTGACAGCCTCAGAGGTGTTGGTTTAGACTTTCTTTGCATAGATGAAGCGGCTGATGTACCCTCAGAGGCTTGGTATAGTGTCCTTAGACCAACACTATCAGATCGAAGTGTCAAAGGTGATGCTTTGTTCTGTGGTACTCCAAGAGGTTATGGTAACTGGTTTTATGATATTTTTTGTAAAGGCAAAGAAGATAAGGAATGGACAAGCTTTCAGTTTACAACCCTTGATGGTGGTCAAGTCGATCAAGATGAGATAGACTCAGCAAAGAATGATCTTGATGAACGGACATTCAGACAAGAATATCTTGCAACATTTGAAACATATGCTGGTGCTATATATTATAATTTTGATCGAGACGATAATGTTAGAAATTTGAAAGATAACAATACTGCTTTACATATTGGAATGGATTTCAACATTGATCCGATGTCTGCGGCAATCTTTCAATTACACAACAACACTATGAATTTTATTGATGAGATCGTAATATACTCGTCAAATACAGATGAGTTAGTCAAAGAGATCAAGGCAAGATACCCAAACAGATCAATCATTGTATATCCTGATCCAGCTAGCAAGCAACGAAAGACTTCTGCTGGTGGACGAACTGATCTAAATATATTACAAAATGCTGGATTTACAGTTAGAGTGAAGAATGTTCACCCTCAGATAAGAGATAGAATAAATGCTGTAAACTCTCGGCTAAAGAATACAAACGAGCAAAGAATGATGTTTATTGACCCTAAGTGTAAGAATATTATTAGAGGCTTGGAAAGACACCTTTACAAAGAGGGAACTACGCAACCTGATAAGGATAGCGGATTTGACCATATGAACGATGCGATAGGATATGCGGTGGATTATTTGTTCCCTATAAGAAAACAATATACAAAACAATTACCTCAGAGATGGAGCGTCAAATAATGTACTCAATAAGTCAAAATATAGATTCATTAATTCGAGATAAAGAATTTTTACAAAACAAACACCAAGACTATCAATTGATGATTGAAAGATGGAATTTTTACTTACGATCATATCTTGGTGGAGAAGAATACAGATCAGGCAGTTTCTTACATGAATATGCAATGGAGCTTGATGTAGAATATCACAACAGAATAAATAACACCCCAATTGATAACCATTGCAGAAATATTATTAGTATTTACTCAAGTTTCTTGTTTAGAGTGCCACCAACTAGAAATTATGGCTCATTAGAGACTGACCCTAGTTTAGAATCATTCTTAAGTGATACTGACCTTGATGGGCAAAACTTCAATGCCTTTATGAAAAATGCTCAGATATATTCTGGTGTATATGGGAATGTCTGGATATTTGTTGATAAACCTATGAGTAACGCACAGACAAGAGCAGAAGAACTTAATCAGGACATAAGACCTTACCTTACTATGATAACTCCTGATAATGTTATGGACTGGAACTATGTAAGAGCGGCAAGTGGACGATATATTCTTGATTATATAAAAATCAGGGAAGAAGTAACATCAGATGGATCATACTTTAGAACTTGGACACCAAATGAAATATCTTATATTTTTGTACCAGATAGAGGTAAAGTTTCAGTTCTTGAAACAAACCCTAATCCATTAGGTAGCATACCAGCTATTTGTTTGTATAACAAAAGATCGCCTCGACAGGGTATTGGTATAAGTGATTTGACAGATGTTGCATTATTGCAACAGTCTATTTACAACGAGCTATCTGAGATGGAACAGCTTATTAGATTATCAAACCACCCTAGTCTTGTGAAAACAGAAGGTGTTGAGGCTAGTGCTGGTGCTGGTGCGATCATATCCATGCCAGATGATTTAGATAGTGGACTTAAACCTTTTCTATTACAACCAAGCGGATCTAACCTAAGTGAGATCAGATCATCAATTGAACAGAAGATTGAGATGATTGATAGAGCTACACATATGTCAGGTGTAAGACAAACCAAGACTCAAGTACAATCTGGGATTGCTTTACAGACTGAGTTTGAAAATCTAAATTCTGTTTTAAGTGAAAAGGCTGATCTGTTAGAAAATGCAGAGGAACAGATATGGAGTTTATGGGCTAGGTGGCAAGGCAAGTCATTTGATGGAGAGATTGATTATCCTGATACCTTTAATTTAAGAGATTATGCTTCTGATCTTGCGTACTTGCAACAAGCAAAAGCAAGTGGTGTAAGATCAAGCACATTCCAAAAAGAGATTGATAAACAAATTGTAGGAGCAGTTATTGATGATGATAAAGTTATCAGTACGATCAATGATGAGATCACAGCACAAGCAGAGGTAGGAGTATTTGAAACAGCACAAACTCAAGCAGAAGTAGCTGAAGAAGAAGATGCCGAGTAAGCTAGATTTATCGGAGGACAGCAAAGTCAGCCTCCCAGCCAAAAATTTAATAACCATTATTGGTGGAATTCTAGTAGGCTCGTGGTTTGCCTTCGGAGTGATTGAGAGGTTAAATGTTATAGAGACTGAACTACAATTAATCGCAAAAGATTTACAAAGTGCAAACGAATTTATTGATGGTGTACCTAAAGGAGATATGGTTAGCCCACAAATAAATGAGCTTTTTATGCTCGTGGAATTTCTTGCAACTAATCAGAATAAATTAAAAGAACAAGTTGAAAACGAAATACCGAACATAAAAAAGAATGATATGACAATTCAGTTTCACGAAGAACGAATAATTGATTTAGAAGAAAAGAATGGAACTTACTGATGATCGAACTAGTTTTTACTATGATGATGATAAGCAATGGTACAGTAATTGAGTATGTGCCTATGGGTGAAGGTGTAGAGGGTATGAAATCTTGTTTGGAGCAAAAACGTATTGTTTCTCGGCAAATAGGTGAGGGGCAAGAAGGTATCTATGTAAAATGTGATGAACTTAAGGTCGAATTAGAAAATGACATGGGTCGTTTACGAATTAAGAGAATTATTGAATGACTTGTTCTAACTGCGGACATGAGTGTCATTGCTCAAATGGAAGTCAATGTCCATGCTGTCCATGTATGAACTGTGAACATAATGCTCTTGATGAGTTCTGGAAACAATTAAGT